CACGCGTGAAGGTGTCCATGGCCGCCGTGACGGAAATGGTCAGCGTGGTTTCGCCGATGGCGTTCTTGGCCTCACCCTTTTTCCGAAAGTCCGCAAAGAAAAAGCCCTGGAGCAAATTCTGGAGATTGGTTTGCGTGATGTCGGTGGTGTATCCGCCGCTGGCGTCAAGGTCAACCACAACACCCTTTTTGCGTTGTCGGCTGGAATTGATCGGATTTCGGGCAACAGTCGTCAACTGCCCGCCGAAATCGCTATATGAATCAGGCTCCTGTGCTATCCAGACAGGCGTGGCAGGTAAAACCTTGGGTGATGCCTCTTCAGCGTATCGGCAATTGGTGGCATTTGAACTGATCTTGTTATTGACGGTCATGTCATGGCCCCTTATTTGATCTCATCATATTCAAACAACGCAACGATATTGGTCTGATAAAAGTCGCCATCTGGCCCAATCTCGTTCACTACAACATCCCGGAACCATGCCCCGTTTGCTGTTTCAACACCCTCATAGGCGTCCTGTATTATTTTAGGTAGGTCAGTGGCCCCAGACAAGCCTTTTCCTGGCGGTTCAAAGATTTGTATGGTTAAAATACCCTTGCGCTCAAACCGTCGTGTGCCTGATGCGCCGCTCAATGAGGCTTGTTCAGCCGTCGTGTGTCTCAGGGCAACCCGAGCCCAGGGCACCTGCGTTGCTGGTGGCACGTCATCATTCACCACATTATCGTATTTCACCAGGTCAGGATTTTGTACAGCGTCCCAGGCCGTCTGGAACAGCCCCAGGATTTCGTTGATAGCTTCTCTGCGGGTCAGGCTCATCGGTCCACCCCCACATAATACAGCAGCACGACGGCAGCCGGTTTCAGCGTCTGAACAAACGTGATCTTCTTGTGGACCGATCCGTCAATAAGCTCATTGGCGGTGGCCAGATCAAACCCCGCTCCTGGGCCAATGAGACAAACCTCAGCTGTCCGCTTCAACAGGTCCACATCGGTGATGGTGATCCCCAGCCCTGGGCCCATCGGCACAAAGCAGCCTTTGACGGTCGTGGTGGCGTCCGGTGTGGTTCTTGGATCATCAGGCCCTTCCCATGGCTTGGCGCCATCGGCAGGAGTCTGCTTGAACCGGATCAAGGTCACATCCCGGCCGTTGTCGTCAATCAATTCCTGGGCCACTGCGGCCATTTCTGTCATGTCTATTCCGGCCATCAGTTTCTTATAACGCCCCCAGTGCTTACATATTCTTGAAGCAGCCGGTCAGCGGCTGGATATGGCTTGGTGATTGTTGCTATGGTTTGCTCAGCAAATTGAACCTTGGTCACAATCGGTCCCACTTTCTTCTCAGTGCCTGTGACTCTGAGCCCCGAGGCATCAGTGGTGAGGTCCGGCGCCAAGGCTGTGCTGTAGGCCCGAAAGCCATATTCATAGGTGGCCTCTTTGAGTTTGATCGGGATGCCGTCAACCAAGATGCCTGCCTTGTCATACAGATACAGCCTCGGGAATTCAAGCACCTGTGGCCGTCCGCTGTAACCCTCTGATGTTGCTGTGTCAAATGACCCGTTGCTGGCGGTGGTGGTCGTTGCTACACCATCCCGGACCACATAACACATCAAAATGGCCACATCAGGGTCAGCGATAAGAAAGCCGGACACAACCTGGTCATCCTCGGCTTGATCCGCATCAGCGGCCGTCAGAGCCGCAGCCAAATTGTTCAAGGTTTCAATCAGAGTGTCGCCAATCTCGACCTCGGTGTCCACGGCCGGATCGGTCAAGGTTGTTTTGAAGGTGGCCACGGCCGAGCCCACTGTGACGGTCTCATCATTGGCCGGTTGATCGGTCAGGGTGAAGGCGGATCGGGATGTCAAGGCTGAATACTGACGTTGGCCCAGGAGCTTCAAGCCCCAGCGCGTGTCGATATAGTCGGTGGCCCTGACAAGGCATTGCCCTATCATAGGGTCAGTCATGGCAGAAATATCCACCCCTCTGTTCTGTTGATAGGTCTTGAAGCCAGCAACTGTGGCATAAGAGTTGGCGTTCAAGACGCCAGAGCCGTCCTCAAGAGTCACTACAACACTGCCGCCAATCGGCGTTCCTTGTCCACTACCAGCCATCAGCTCACAACCTCCACATCCGGGTCATCAAAATTGAATTGGGGATGATCTCTCCAATAGTAATATGTCCCGGCCGCCAGATAGAATGTCACCTTGCCAAACTCATTCGTTGTATCAGCCGCAACTACATGATCGCCAGCAGCGTCTGTCGTGGCCCACACTTTGGCGCCGACAATGGGCGGATTTCCGCCCGCCGTGCTTGTCAAGGTGTACACCCACTCAATTTCCCCGGTGCCGGTCGTGGGAGCAGACCAAGTGGCCAAGTGCTTTGAGTAGTCGATCTGTAGATTGCCAGATTCTACACCATAGAGGTCATAGGCAGAGCCTGGGAGCCAGGCAGCCGCCACAATGGTCAGAGCCCAAAGAGCCTTGGTGCCTTTGTGGGTTGCGATGCCGGCCGATGATTCTGAGGTCTGCCACGTTGAGTCAGAGGCCCTGAACCATTTCCCGGCCTGCGGCCCCCGCTTCATATACAGATAGAACGTGACCGTGCCGGATGTGATGGCCTTGTCGCTGGCTGAGGCCACCATATCCAGCGTCACATCATTGGATTGTCCGGGCAGAATCGGTTCCATGTTTACGCTCCCAGGTGAGTGACATCCCAGGTGACGGTCAGAACGTCCGAAGCGCCCTTGTCAATCGCCGCACCAAAGACGGAGATTGAATAGGTGCCTGTGGCGTCTGCCTCACCAGCATCCGTGGTGTTGTTCACGATGGCAACACGGTTGATATTGGAGTTGGTGCCCTGTCCGGCAGCATTTCCTTCTGTCTTTCTTACAAACGCAATTGCCATTACGCAACCTCAAAGAATTGCCGTGGTCGTTGATTCTGGAACACATTGACTGGCGATAAGATGACCGCGTTGGCCAGCGTCACCCGATCCGCCACAGGCACCCGCGTTGTCACTGCGGTCTCCACCGCACCAACCGCTCCATTCCCAGTATCGGCCCAAGCATTGGGAAATGAGCCCCCGCTGGCCTCACCGGCAGCCACCAACTGGCCATTGATCCATAACCGAGCTTTGCCGCTGGCGGGAATCATTGAGAAAACAATCCTGATTTCCTGACCTTGGGGTGGAGCAGTTCCAGCAAGAGTCACCCCATCAGCTGCTACAGCATCCCCGGCCGCTGCGTATATTTTGCCGTCAGCGACAGCAAACCATATGGCCAAGCCGGTTGTAGCATCTCCAAATTCCAGGATGATGCCGGTAGGTGATGCGGCTGTTCGCTTAACCGTCATAGCAAATGTGACAGGCTTGGTGCGATCCGGGAACACGGTGCCGGTCAATATGCTTGTGGCGTTGTAGGCAAATTGGTGCGTGCGGGAAAGCTCAAATGATGGATCATATTGGCTTTTCCGCCGCTCTCGTGCATGAAATAGATGTGCCACGGCGTCCCCCTTATCTGTTTGACGTTCTGGGTGGCGGCCGTCTTGTCCCTCTGGCAGTTTTGCGTCTCATGGCCTGATCCAGCTTGGACTGCGGATTGAGGCCTGACTTGCCGATGATTCGCATCACCATTTGGCCTCTTTGATATCGCTTGGCCCGCTGTTCAGTCTGAGACCGGATGAAGGCCAAACGGGCCTCGGTGTCGGCCTTGGCTGAGAGTTGACCCTGACTCTTGTTCTGAAGTGCTTGCTGTCGTTTGGTCAATACGTCAATAGCCTTGTCAACCTTAGCCCGCTCAGCCGTCAAATTCTCGATTTCCTGTGCGATTTCTTGAATCGCATCCCTGAGTGCCTCTTCAGGGTTTACTTGCGCGGTGGTTTGCGCTTGCCCTTCTTGGGCTTGCACTTCTGGACTATCGTCATCTTGATTCTCCCCATCGGCCTCAGCATCTGCGATGGCCTTGGCAGCACGCCGCTGGACCGCCACCTCACGGCAAAACTCAGGGTCTGCCTCGGTGACATCCTTGCGGTTGATGCTCCTATCGTCCATCAGCTTTTCGATCACATCCATGCGTGGGAGCCCATCATGGGTCCAATTGCTGTCATCCTCGGGATTGAGAAAGCCGAGTGCATCGTTGAGTGTGATTTCAACTCCCATACTATTTCTCCTGTCGAGTTTGCTTCAAGGCCCAAGACAATGACTGTCTATCAGTCGTCGCCAAGCACCATGTACACCAATTCGATTTCGCCGTTGACGGTCAGGATGACGCTCTGATCATCGGTGATGTCGGCCGCGTCAATCAAGACGTTGAGATTGACTTCCAGACTGCCGTCAGTGTTGTCGAACATCGCCTGGACAGCATTGGCTGCCCGTGTTCGGGGACTGACCTCAGCAACAGCAGGACCAACAGCCGTGGACGGCAGCAAGTCAACCTCAGCCCCGGCCAAAGAGCCGTCAGCGTCGGGAGCCGTGCCGATTGCGAAGTCACCATTCCAGGTGTCAACCAGATTGGCGTCTGCGCCGCTCCCGGCCAGCGTCAGGTAGGCTGTGGCCCCCAGAAAGAGCACATTGCCCTCAAGGATGTCGCCAGCAACAACGGTGCCAAACCCAACTGCGGCCCCGGTTGAAGTGACGGTCACAGGCAAATCCTTGACCAAAATCCGGTGGCGTGTGACGTGCTGCCGGATCGGGTGAGGCCCACGTGAAAGTGATCTGTCCAAACCCTTCATAATTCATCTCCAACTGAGAGGGTGAGAATGAAGGCAGCATCCTGTAGCCGATCCTGCCTTCATCTATTTTCGTCTTATTCTCAGGCCTCGCGCGTTCTGAGCACCGCAAATTCGATCTGCTTGCGCTCAGGATATCGGCGTGACCAGTTGGCCGCCGTTGCGAGGTCACTGTTGGCCGGTCCACCGTCAGGAATACTGCCCTGAATGTAGGCGTGGCCAGTCGGGTGCATTCCGTACACCCTGCGTGCGGTCAGGATTTCCTGGCCGCCACCGTTGCCGGCGAGCGCCTGCCTGTGAACCTCGGTGGGTGTGTCGTCAAGAGCCTCACCCATCTGAGCCGCACCCGAGCCGAACAGCCAGGTGTCATAGACGCTGCCTGTCCTGGGCATGCCGTCATCGATGATGACCTCACGGCCGAGGAAAGTGGCAATTTGAATCTTGCCAGTCGCATCCGGGATGAAGTCAATCAGGTTGTTCTTCTGCATCCGAGCATAGACCACGGAATGGACCATGCATGCCGTCAACTTCTCCATGGAGTCGCCCATGGTCACAGCCGCGTCGATGAAGGCCTCGGCCGAGAAGTTGGTGACGCCGTCAACGAAAGCGCCGCCACTGATGTCGTTGATGAGGTCATACTGCGTGTGGGTGTCGCTGCCGCCCGGTGCGAGCAGGTTGTCGGCAATGATGCCGTTGAACGTCTGCACGAAAATCCGCTGAAGCCGTCTGATCCAGTAGAAAGCCACGCGTGTTGCGATGGCCTGCATCGGATCATCGCCAGCCAACTCACGAGCCAGGCCGGTGCTGGACCAACTCTGGTTGCGGGTCATCCTTGCGGCGATTTCCCTTGCCGTGGCGATTTT